CTCTTAATTTTCTTTCTGTTACAGAAACAGTTACTGACTCAAGGTCAAAAGAAACTTCACCAATCTTATCTTCAAATTCTAACTCTTCGTAACGTCTCCAAGCAGCTTGGATGTTAGTATATGCATTACCAGTACCAGCAGTAGCTCCTGACCAATATTGGTTAGTCAATGAAGAACCTGAATATCCATCAGGAGTTGATTGTCCACATGCGATACATGCTGGAACTTGTAAATCAACTTCTAAATAGATAAATCCTTTTTGGTCACATACGTTATCATAATAACCACCATTACCACCTGTAGTTTGAGCTCCAGGGAATGCAGCTTGTGTTGAAGTGTATTGAGGACCATACATAGCCTGACCATACTTCTGAGTTACAACACGATATAAAAGTGGAGTATATGTTGCAACACCCAAGTCGGTAGCAACGTTTGTGTTATTAGTATAAAGAACCAAATTAGATAAGAAAGATTCAGTATCTTGCTCTTGTCCGTCAGGTCCGATTAATTTACCTATACCACTAGCACTTAAACCTGAAAGTGCAACAATAACTTTACGATATTCAGTTTTTGAAGCCGCAACTTGTCCAAGAAGAGTATAACCTGAAGCAATTAACGCACCATTAGACCAAGCAACTGTCGGTGTGTTTGCAGTATAAGTTACAAAACGTCCTTTAGAATAATCGAATAAACCTGCTGGGTCAAGACCTGGCTCAGTTCCTTCGTAGAATAAATCATAAAGATTTTTTGTATATGCTCCTGAAGATGTACCATAACCTGCGTTAGGGTCACCAGGATAGTTTCCAGGAGAACCTACAGGTGCGTAGTGGTCACCTGAAGTAACGTTTACACCATTGATTGAAGAACCTCCAGAATAACCTTGGATTTGAGGTACAAAGTAGAACAATTTACCGATTGGTAAGTTCATAGCTTGTACAGAAACGATTTCGTTAGACAATAATTTAGAGAACACACGTCTGATGATAGGGAATACCACAGTCTCGAATGAACCTGAATCTGCCGTAGAAGATGCTTCGTTAATTAAATGTGACGCTTGGTTTTCATACAATTGTGCAACATTTTCTTTTAGGTGGCCTTTAAGACCTTCAAGGAACCCTAATTTGTCCCATTTGTTTATAGTGTCTTCTTTGATAACTTTCAAGTGCTTAAGACCGATGTTACCTACTAATCCACTTTCTAATAATGCTCCCATTTATTTTATAGGTTTTTTATTTTTTAAGTTTATTTTATTATTTTTGACATAATGTCTTTCATTCTCAAGAATTGAGGATTCTCATAAGTCTTAGATTCAATCAGATTAACTGCTGAACCTGACTGTGGAGCTTTATCAATTACTCTTTCGATTGACTCAGTCATGAACTTTTTGGTTTCCCCTCCAAGTTCGTCTTTTATTGTTTTATACAAAGCTTTAGACTCTTTAAGAGTTTCAGCAGAATCAAATCTTCTTAAAACGTTAATTTTTTCCTGCTTTGATGTAGAATGTTCTGTGAACAATCTTGTAGCATATGCTAAATTTGAATTAAATACGGCAACTTCGTTAAGTTTATCTCTAAACATATTTAGAGCCTTTCTGTATTCTTCATTTTTAGCCTTTAACATTTCAACTTCTTCCATGATTTCACGGTTTTCAAAAGTTAGATTTCTGTTAGGTGTAACACCTTTTCTTAAACCACGTCCTTCTTTAGAACCGAATCCATAAGTACGAGATGCTTCTTTAGCTTCTTCCTTAGTGAATTTTTTTACACCCTTTGGACTTGGCATGTCAAACATTTCACCTTCTTTGAATTCAAACTTTGGTTTAGATGTTCCTTTAGTAGGGTTAGCGTGTGATTTCTTTTCGTTAAAACCACCTTTAGATTTTTCATAATTAAATTTGGCTTTACCTACAGAACCTTTTGTACCAACTTTTGGTTTAATAACAGATTTAGATTCGTACATTACGTCTTCTTCAAACGTGTATTCCTCTTCTTCTTCACCTTCTTCCATGGTTTCAAAATCTTTGTAATGACCATCAACGTCTCCGATTTTATGACCATCTCGTCTTTTATAATCGTGTTCGTCTCCGCCATACATTTCATCTAATTCTTCTTCAGCTTCATCATCCATTTCAATTTCGTAAACGATTTCTTCTGATTCTTCTTCATTATCTTCTTCCATTCCAAACTCCTCTTCTTCAGATTCTGTTTGAATAAGGTATTCATCTTCTTCATCTTTTAAATGAATGAAATCACCTTCTTTTTTAATTTCAAAAGAATCATCTGGACTCATTTGTTTGTAAGCCTTTAAGACATCTTCTAATGAATGGTTAGATAAATCCATGATTTCATCAGATTCGAAATCATCTCCACCACTGATATCAGAAAAATTTGACATGTCGAAACTTTCTTCAGAATCTTCGTCTTCAGACTCGTCTTCTTCAGACTCGTCATCAAATTCAAATTCGTCTTCCTCAGAATCATCTTCAGATTCTAATTCGTCTTCAACTTCAAATTCATCTTCTTCTTCAGCCTCATTTTTCATAGACTCTTTTACTAATTCGCTAATTTCTTCTTTCATTGTAGAATGAAGTATTTCTTTTGCATTTTCATTGATTGCTTCTTCCAAATTTTGTATTTGGATTAATGCTTCTTCAACTAAGTTTTTTTCTGCCATTGCGTAGTTATTTTATTAAATAAATATGCAGATGTTTAGAAAAATTAATTTTTTTTGGTTTTTAAATAAAAAAAGGGGACTTTTGTCCCCCTTTTAAATTCTTTTTAAACTTTGTGATTACTCAAACACTTCGTCAATTTTACTTTCACTTACTGAAGTAATTCTCCAATCATAACTAAATGATTTGTAAGCCTCAGTAACTTTAGCTTCTACATCAGTAACAGAATAACCTTTTACAAGTTTTTCTTCTCTTACCTTTTTAATTTTTCCTGTGTTTTCATCTGGCAAATCGTATTGGATTTTAGCCACAAAGTATTTTTCGTCCATTTCCATAATTGTTTATTTTCCTAAATAATCGGAAAGTCTTCCCATTAAATCAAGCGATTTGTTAACTGTTCTTGATGCTTTCATCTCATTTTCTTCTTGTAGGTTCTCCTCAAACGCAAATCTTCCATCAGGTTCAGTAAATAAATAAGCTCCTGGTGTTGATGGTGAAGATACCAAGTCAAAACAAATTAATTCAAAATCATCTTGAACTTCATTTTGGTCACCTACCTTCTTTAAGGAACCTACCCCTCTTGACGATATACCTAACGTTACACCTAATCTTAATAGATTTGCCGCTTGGTCACCCTTTGTTGATACGATACCTCTTTCATGGAACCCTGGTGAAGTTAGAAGTAATAACTTACCTAATAGAACATTACCATCCCACCACATCTCTGTAATCATGTGTGATACTCTATCTAAATCTATCAATGAAGACTCAGGGTGGTTAAGTTCTGATAAAGCGGTTTTCTTACCGATATAATTTTTTATATAATTTTCAGATTCTCTCTTTAAAATTCTTTCAGGATATATTCTACCGTTTCTATTGGGTGTATTATATTTTTGTAGAACGGCATAGAACTCAAATGGTTTTGAATAATCTTTAAAATCCCTACTTTCTTGTAAGAATGTTTGATTATGTTTTTCTGTCGGGGAAACATATCCCGCATCCATCTCAATTAAAATACCTTTTCCTGTCTCTTTTGGACCTAATATTTTGTAATTTTGCATTTTACCTTTTTATAGATAAATATTAAATACTTTCTATTTTATCGGTTGTTTTTATTTTGTTCGATTTTGTAAGATAAAATTTGAAATATTTTGATTTTTTAAAAGATTCTTTTTCTACATAATTTATGATATTTTTAATAGAATTTTTTAGTTCTACAGATTTAAAATCAATATCTTTTTTCAAAAAGAATGTTACTTCTAAATTCATAAAAGACCTTTTCTTAATTGTTATTCCACTTGTCCTTAAATCTAAATCAACTATAAATTTTTCATTTAGTAAGTCATTGTCGATAATTTCTATTAAGTTTGTTTTAATATTTTTATTAAATACTGATACAATTCTATTCCAACTTTCTTCGTGTGTCTTTGGTTCAACCCAAGATTGGATATTTAAATAAATTGATTTTAAATTTTTTGAGTCAACCGTACCATAAGAACATTTTATTTGTTTATATCCTCTAACCACACAACTTTTTCCTTTTTTCATTTACAAGTTTTTCATATCTTCGTTTATTTATGTAAGTAATATTAATCAACAAAAACCGAGTTGTCAAAATGCTAATAATTCCCGTAAAAAATAACGATTTAGAAAAATCTTTAAAAAACTTTAAATCAAAAGTTTTAAAAACCAAAATGATTGTAGAGTTACAAAACAGAAAAAACTACAAAAAAAAATCTGACATAAAACGTCAGATTTTAAATGATGCTATTTATAAAAATTCAAAAAATAAAGATTTATAAATTTTGTGTTAAATTCATTAATTTAATATATTCTTTTTTAGAATGTTTTACATTTGTAAGTCTTTCTTTTGTTTCTAATAAAACTTTTGATAGTTCTTCATCAGACTCTGAAATAAGAGTGTCAATTTTTTGAATTGCAGTTTCTTTTAATTCTGTAAATTTTGTTTTTAAATTTTCATCATTTGATGATAAAATTTCTTTAACAGAATTTCTTTCAGATTCAGTTAGGTTTTCTAAATATTTTTCAGCCGTTTTATTAGCAACTTTTAACATTGAACTAATTGGTACGTTTGTAGATTTAGTTTCTTTTATTATTGGTTTTTTACCTAAAGACTCAACGATTGATTTTTTAGCAATTGATTTCTTTTCAGGTTTTAGTAAATCACCATAAAATAATTCATCAATTGTTTTGTATTTGTTTTCAAGTACAATATCCTTAGTCCAACTTTTAACAAAATTTACTGTATTTTCAGATAATTTAATTTGTCTAAATTCATTAGATAAATCATCAACCAAATAAGTTGCGGTTTCTTTATCTAATTCTTTATTTTCTTTTAAATTATCATATATCGACATTAATTTACAAAAATCACTATTTTTAAGTAATTTTCTTTCAAAAAGTCGCATATCAGTTTTAAGAGTTCCTTTAACAAAGGAATCAATTAATTTATTTTCTACTAATGTTTTTATTAATCCAAATCTCATGTCTATATTTTTTTATATAAATATCAATTCTTTAGTAGTTTATCTAATTCGGTACCCATTTCACCTAAAGAATTTTGAACTTTTGACAAATCAATCAATTCATCCTCATTTAACATACCTCTATTTTCTAATAAAATATTTAAATTTTCTTTATTTCTCTCATCGTTTTCAGGTACAGTCCCTCCTTCTGCAGGTGGTGCTGGTGATGGTGATTCAGGTGGTGCCGGTGACTCTCCTCCCATATCACCCATTCCTCCTAAATCAGGTGGTGCTCCTAATCCTCCTCCTGTGTCAGTTGCCCCACCTTCAGTAGGTGTTCCAGCCGGTTCACCTTCTTTTTTACCATACAACTTGTCTATGTTATCAAATATACCTGTGTGAGTAATAACTTCAGCAGTTTTCTTAAGTTCTTCACCAACGGCTCTTTCGATACGTTGTTGTTGTAAATCAAGTTTAATTTCATCATCAGAAAATCCAAGAATATGTTTCTTAGCCCATGACATAGAAACTGCCGCAATACCACTTCCTGGGTCGGCAACCATATCTTTAAATAATAGTATTTTTTCTTTCCATACATCAATCTTTAGTAAATCCGCTTGTGTTGAAGGATTTGTTAAACTTAATGTAAAGTTTGATATTTCATCCTCAAACCCTAATATGAATAAATGTATTATCGCAATTTTATTTAATTCAGAAATCATATTCTTTTGAATACGATTGATGGTACGAGCGAAACGAATATCTTGTAATGATAAATTCTTACCATCACCAACAGTTTCTTCAAAACCTAAAAATGCTTTAGGAACACGAAGAGCTGTTAACAATTTCTTTTGGATATACTCAATATCGGCAATCTCTGATAAGTTCGCAGCTCCCGGTAATGTCTCAATCGGCATTGTTTGTGTAGTATCTCTAACAGGAACGAAATAATCTTGGTCAACCGCCATCTGATTAAATCTCATATCCACATTACCTGTCTTATGGTCAACCGTTTGACTTCTCTTAAACTTATTAGCAAATCTTTGGATATATGGTTCAACATCCGCATCATCCATGTTACCAACAAATACTTTAAATACACGTCTTTCAGGTGCTCTTGATGTTCTGTAAATTAACATAGCATCTTCAGATAACAATAATTGTTTCCAAATACGACGAGCCTTTTCTAACATAGAAGTTCCATAAGGAAGTCTTCTATCATCACCAAGTAATCTAAAGTGTGCAACTTCCCAAGTATTAAACTCTAAATCCTTTTGTTTCCATTTGAATTTTAAATGTTTCTTTTCAGGATTTGTTGTCGAATCTGTTGAGTGAGCACCCATACCTGCTTCCAATCTTTCAATCTCGATGACTGGTAATTGCATACATCCTATAATACCTTTTTCAGGGTCTAATTTAAGATATACAAAATTATCACCATACTTACATGTGTTTCTTATCCACATAGGTAAGTTAGTATTAATATCTAACGCATTGTTAAATAAATCACCTAAAATAGATTTAATTCTTGTTGACTCAGAATAGATTTGTAACATAAAACCATCCTGATTAATTGTTGTTGACTCTTCAGCATAAATGTCTAAAGCCGCACCAATTTCAGGTGTAAATTCCATTGACTCGTAGTCATAAAAAGACGCTAAACGAGTTGGTTCATAGTAAACTGCCTGTGTATATAGATTATTCTCAACCCTACCCCATTGGTTTGCTAAGTAATATGTTTGTTGAGCTTGTAATTTCTCTCTATCATATTCAGATTTAGAAGTTGTCTTT